AGCAATTCCAGTACTTAGCGATTTAGGTTCACAAGTCGGAGAGAAGTTAAGTCCGGTGTTTGGAAGTATTAGCAATTTTGTTACGGAAACCGTAATTCCATCATTTATAGCTTTATACAATTATATTATAACTTATGTAATTCCAGTCATGAAAAATTATCTTACTCCAATTCTACAAGGCGTTAAATCTGTATTTGGCGCAATTAGTGACGCCATATCAGAAAACGCTGGATTCTTTAAGATTCTAGGTGCGGGGTTAACGGCATTTCTAATTATTGCTAAACCTGTTGCGTCGTTTATTGGTACTACTTTCAAGGCAGCATTTAACGGAATCGCATTTCTTATCGATGGCGTTTCTTTAGCAATCAAAGTATTGGTTGGTTCGATTAACGGAATTATCACAGGTTTAAATTTACTTATTTCAGGCTATAACATAGTAAACAATTTAAAGCCCGGATCAAAAGATTTACCACCAATTCCGAAGCTGGCTAAAGGCGGTATGGTAAACGCAAATAGTCCTTACATAGTTGGCGAAGTTGGTCCAGAGTTATTTGTGCCATCATCAAGCGGTCGCATAGTGCCAAATAACAAACTAAGCGGCGGCGGAAATATTTACATTAACGTATCTGGCGCAATCGACCAGGAAGGCACAGCTCGACAGATCGTTAACGTACTAAATAACAGTTTTTATCGCGGTACTAATGGCGCAAATGCGTTGGCTTTCTAATGACAGTATTTAACCCAATCTGGCGCGTCAAGATTCAGGGCGTCGAATACACAACTTACACGCTGGCAAATCTAACTATTACCAGCGGTCGAAATAACATCTACCAACAGGCTCAGGCTGGTTATTGTAATTTAGAGCTGCTAAACCTGACTCAGGCAATCGTTAACATAAACATAAATGATTCAGTAACAATCGAGCTAAAAGATTCGACAGCGACTTACGTTCCGATATTTGGCGGAACAGTCGTCGATTTTGGCGTGGAGATCGTTACAGCTGGATCGGTTGGCATAAATCAAATATTAAAAATAACCGCACTAGGAGCACTTAGCCGCCTACCTAAAGCGCTGACAGATGGCGTTCTAAGTCAGGATTTCGACGGCGATCAAATCTGGACAGTTTTACAGGATTTATTATTAAATAACTGGGGCGAAGTTCCGGCGGCTTTAACATGGGCAAACTACGATCCAACTGAAACGTGGGCTAATGCCCAGAACGTAGGATTAGGCGAGATTGATCGTCCGGGCAATTACGAACTAGCCCAGAGAGCGTCGGATCGAACAGATATTTATTCACTCGTTTCAGCGCTGGCAACGTCGGGTTTGGGCTATATCTATGAGGACGGCAGCGGACTTATTAGCTATGCCGATTCCACTCATCGATCGATCTATTTAGCCACTAACGGCTACACAGACGTAACGGCTAATCACGCCTTATTCAACGGGCTAAAGATCGAAACTCGAGCTGGCGACGTTCGTAATGACATAACTCTTAAATACAACACTAATTCAAATAATGAAGTGAGCGCCGAGGATATTAACTCAATCGACATTTATGGGCGTTTAGCTCAGGTCATTACGACAACAGTCAAACACGCTGCGGACGCTCAAGATCAAGCCGATTTTTATCTAACGCTTCGAGCTACGCCGCAAGCGAACTTTACGTCGATCACTTACCAGCTTACAAATCCCGAGCTAGACGATCAAGATCGGGATTCGCTGATAAACGTATTTATGGGCTTACCGCTTCGAATCAGCGATTTACCACCAAATATGGCAGCTGGAACGTTTTTAGGATTCGTCGAGGGCTGGTCGTTTAAGGCTGCCTATAACGAAATCGCAATTACCCTTAATCTTTCGCCGATAAGTTATTCGCTTCAAGCTATGAAGTGGGAGCAAGTTCCTATCGCGGAATCGTGGAATACTATAACTGGGGCACTAACGTGGGAAACCGCGTTGGTCGTGGCATAAGGAGAAAACATGACAAACCCAACGAGTAACTTCGGCTGGCAAATGCCAACGCCGACGGATTTAGTTACTGATTTACCAGCTGATTTTGAAGTATTTGGTCAGGCGGTCGATACGTCGCTGGCTGATTTAAAGGGCGGTACGACTGGTCAAATTCTGGCTAAAGCGTCCGCAACAGACATGGATTTCACATGGATCACTAATGACGTAGGCGACATTACAGCCGTCAACGTGACCGCACCCATTACCGGTGGGGGCACTTCGGGCGCTGTAACTATTGGCGTAAGTGCTGCTTCGACAAGCGCTTCAGGGGTTGTTCAACTAAGCGATTCTACTTCGACGACATCAAGCGTTTTGGCTTCAACTCCGACAGCTACTAAATCAGCTTACGATTTGGCTAATGCTGCGATCGCTAAGTCGACAGTTACAACAGCGGGCGACATAATTTACCGAAACGCAACCGTCCCAGTTCGTTTAGGAATTGGTACAGCTGGTCAAGTGTTAGCCGTAAACTCAGGGGCTACTGCTCCAGAGTGGATCGCTGCTCCAACTGGCGGCGGCATGACTTTATTAAGTACCACAACATGCTCAGGTGCTAATTTTACCGTATCAAGCATAAGCGGATCATATAACCAGCTTTTAATTCAAGTTTTAGATTCTTACTCGTCAAGTGGCGGTCAATTTAGCGTAAGATTTAACGCTGATTCTGGAACTAATTATCAAAACACTTTTACAGAGCCAGCGGCAAATACAGTTTATCCAACAGCTACACCTTGGTATTATCAATTAAGCAGTTCATATCAATTGACTACGGGAAGCATGAAAAATGCTGATACGAACGCATACAGTCAACTATTGATTTCAAATTATGCGGACACGACTACCAGAAAAGCTTGCTCCGTTTTATCAGTATTTGAAAATCTAGGAACAAATAACACAACTAATGTTAATTTTGGTTTTTGGAACAATGCCAACGCTATTACTTCTATAACTTTTTACGCACCAGGCGGAACATGGACTCAAGGAACTGTCAAGATTTGGGGAATTAAATAATGAGTAAGCCAATAATTAAATTAGTAAACGCGGAAACTGGCGAGGAAATCGAACGTGAAATGAACAATGACGAATTTGCTCAACATCAAGCGGATTTACAAGAGGCTATCGATAAGCAAAATTATAAAGCTGAAAAGGAAGCGTCTAAAGCCGCATTACTAATCAAACTTGGCATTACAGCCGACGAAGCGGCATTATTGCTGTCATGACTTTAACCAGCTATAACGGCTGGGAAGCTTCGGCTAAACCTGAGTCGATCAATGTCAAGTCTTACGCGATACCAAGCACGACTTTAAAGATTCGTTGCGCCGAAGCTGTAGCACCCTTAATTGTCGGATTCTGTAAAGAGTTTAACGAACTAATCGAGCCGCTTGATGGTGGTCAGCTCGACGATTGGGGTTACGCGTTTCGCATGGTTCGTGGATCGACAGATCGTTTGAGCAATCACTCAAGCGGCACAGCCATTGATCTAAACGCAACCAAACACCCACTTGGAAAGATCGGCACATTTCCAGTCGAGAAAGTGCCAATGATTCGGGCGCTTGCTAAGAAGTACGGTTTATTTTGGGGCGGCGATTACAAGAATCGAGCCGACGAACAGCATTTCGAAATCAACGTAAGTCCAAAAAGAGTCTCAGAGCTAATCAAGGCGCTGGGGTTAGGAGAAAAGTAATGAAAGAGCTAAAGGCTATGGCTGCTAGTTATGGACGATCAGCGCTCGCAGGAGCGTTAGCCGTTTATATGACAGGCGAAACCGATCCCAAGAAATTGGCGTATGGGTTTCTCGCTGGCGTCGTTCCGCTACTAATGCGTTACCTGAATCCTAAAGACGTTACGTTCGGGGCTAAGGCTAAGTGAACGCTAACGACTGGGCTGCTATGGGCGTCGCGTTAGTGACGCTCTTAGTGGCATTCACCGGGCTAGTCCGTCACCTAGTCAAGCATTATTTATCTGAGCTAAAGCCTAACTCTGGAGCTTCAGTTAAGGATCAAGTTTCAAGGCTTGAGAAGCGAGTAGATGAGATTTATAGCTTATTGATTTCGGGCGTAAAATAGTTTAATTGCGTCTTTCTGCGAGTCTGACCGTTGAGTAGAGATCGAGCGAGTATCGACTTCGGGTTGAGAGGCAGAAGCCTGTAACCAATGCTTATTGTCATTCCAAAGTGTTAGCGCTCCCGTAGCAGCCTCAATAAATACTGCCATATCTTTGCCGCGTATTCGCAGCTTAAATTCGACTTCCTGAATCTTAAAATTATCTCGAATAAAATTAGTGGTGATTATTAACAGATCACCGGGATTTGGAATATCGTCTCGCTGCCCATAACCAAACAGCTCTAAGCGCCCGTCCATTTTTGCCGTGCTTGTAACCTCGATTTGTCCGCTTGACGTCAATCGTGGTGCTGACATAGCTGCTCCCGTAGCTAAAGCCCTCGGCGTGTTGCTATTGAAAATGTCTGAGGACTTCCCTAGACTTTTCTAATAAGTGCTGGCACTCAATCGAATGAGTGTTAACACTTATGTTAGACAAATCACACCTGTAAGGCTAGGGAGCACAGGTAAAGATTAAGTAACGATTTTATGGAACACGTCGGTGAAAAAATAACTCCGACTTGTTACATTATGTTAAGTGAATTTGAGCGCTAAACGCTTTTATTTACTTTACATAATCATTATTTAATTCTTACTTTACTCCCGAAGCTTCACCATAACAGATCGGGAGTTCTTAAGGTGAACCTTAAATATGGAGTCGCAATCTTTCTTTACGTTTTTATTACAAATTTTATTAGTTGTACGGTAGCTTTCAAATCAGGCGTTCGAAGCGGTTACTTTCGCGGAAAAGCCGATGGAATAAGAGTCGGGGTAACCCGTGGTTAATTTACTTGAGGGTTATGAAACAGTAGCCGAGCGAATAGAAAAATTTTGGAATCACTACCCTAACGGGCGCATAGCTTCACATATCGTCTTTCAAGATGGCACTCGTTACATAATCCAGACGGACTTATATCGCGACATAAACGATCCACTCCCCTTTGCTACCGATTACGCCGAGGAAATTCGCTCAAACTCCAATCGCTTTCCTTTGGAAAATTGCTCGACCAGTTCCATCGGGCGATCACTACATTCCGGTGGGCTATCGAAATTTAGTGAGGGCGTTAATCGTCCATCGCTTGAGGAGATGAAGCGCGTCGAGCGCCCTATTGCTGCCCCAATGACTGCCAGCGTTGAAATGACCGTTACTGAAACCCGCGATCCTTGGTCATTTGGCTCAGCTTTAGAAAACGTTGGTAACGCAATAGTTATCGGCGAAACCTTTGATGAAGCACCTAAGTGCGATCATGGACACCGCCTAAAGCGTGAAGGCGTTGGTAAGACTGGAAAGCCGTATTCAGGTTGGGTCTGCTCTGAAAAATCACGGGCTAATCAATGTCCACCGATTTGGCTTTAAGCTAATGATCGAGGTCAAACTTACCTATGACGAACAGGTCGCAGCTGCTAAGGCTGGATTCTTACGCGGCACTTTCATGGAAGAGAACGTTCATTTCCACGATCAAAGCGCACTCGGCAATCTACATGAAGGCATATTGCGAAATGCCGAAGCTGCGAGTGCTGAATTAGCAGCGGCTAAATACTTTGAAATTCCAAATTTTAAGCTAACGATTAACACCTTTAAGAGAGTCGCAGACGTTGGCAGCCGTATTGAGATTAAGCATACGGTCTGGAAAGAGGGTCACTTAATCATTCGCGAGCGTGATCGGAATGAGGATATTGCCGTTCTGGTAACTGGAAAATCGCCGCGAATGTTCATCGTGGGCTGGATACCAATCGCGATTGCTAAGTCTGATCGCTTTAAGCATAAAGACGGTTCATGGTGGATCAGTCAAATTAATTTGCGAGCTATGGGAAATCTAAAGGAGTCCAATTATGGAAACGTTTGCGTATGAGTGTCGAGTCTGTAAGAAAGTGACACACCAGGTTGAACGTGTTGTAACTGATCTATTGCCCCCCGGAATTAAGACGTTGGAATGCGGCGAATGCGGATCGTTAGGAGTGTGCCTAGTTGCCTAATCTACATATCAAATGCGGTTGCGAAACAGCTCCAGATATCAAAGTTATGGTGCTAACGGGAGTTGTACCTATTGCTCAAATCATTTGCCAAAAGTGCGACTTTAGTTATGTCTCAGTAGGTGGTGAAGTAATCAATGCCTAGTTACCTGTATCGCTGCGATCAATGCGGTGGCGAATTAGAGCTAAATCACCCAGTAGCTACACACGGCAATACCGCTCCCCTGTGCTGCTCGTATCCAATGGCTCGAGTCTTTAGCGCGCCATCCATTGTCTTTAAGGGTACGGGCTGGGGCGGTGATAAGTAATGCCATTTGAAAATAAGCATTACCGGATCAGCGACCGAACTTATTTAGCCTTATGCTGTAATGAGATTCAGTTTAAATATACCTGTCGGAAATGCGATGAGGATATGGGCTGCTATTACTGCGACTTTAATTACGATGAAGCTCATGACAATTCGGCGTGTCTTAATGCTTAGGCTATTGACTAAGCCAGTACGATCAACTCTCTCGACGAGAGCCGCTGTGGCGGATAGCTCGCGGCGAGTCTATCTAACGGGCGTATTCTGTATTGCTATCACAATACTCTCAGTCAATAAGAGCTTATGACTATGAGTG